ATAAAGTTTACATTATTAAAAATAGCACATCAGGTGCTTTTACTGTTACTGTATTAGTATCAGGTCAAACAGGTGTAACTTTCTCAGCTACTGATAAAGGTTCAAAACTTTTATATGTAAATGGAACAGATGTTGCAGATTCAAACATTGGAAAAGTTTCAAATGATATTTCTCCATCACTATCTGGAATACTAGATACAAATGGAAATGATATTGTTGTTGATGATGCTGGTGCGATTGAAGATGATTCAAACAATCCATATATTAGATTTCAAAAAACAGCTTCAGCTGTTAACTTCTTAGATGTAACTAACCAGGCAACTGGTTCTGCTCCTGAAGTTGCAGCAGTTGGAACTGATACAAACATTGATTTTAATTTAACTCCAAAAGGAATTGGAAGAGTTACATTAAATGGTAATGGTAAAATTCAAGGTCTTGCAGAAAAAGTTGATGTTAATGGTACATACACTTCAAACATTAATATTGATACAAATACTCAAGCAGTTCAATTAGATACTGCTGCAGCTACTGCAAACTTTACAGTTAATTTAAGAGGTGATGGTTCAAATTCTTTAGATGCTTCTATGGACATTGGTGAATCAATCACAGTTGCATACATTTCAAAACAAAATGCAACAGCTTATTACAACACTACAGTACAAGTAGATGGCTCAGTTGTAACTCCAGTATGGCAAGGTGGATCTGCACCTACAGCTGGAAACGTAACATCAAATGATGTTTATACATTTACAGCTATTAAAACAGCTTCTTCTACTTTTACAGTTTTAGCATCGCAAACACAGTTTGCGTAATAAAAGGAGAATAAAAATATGCCTATATTAGGTTCATTTGGAGCAGGAGCTTCAAAAGGTTTTGGTCAAGGACGAGGAGCAGGAGTTAAATTTCAAGTTCTCGTAGTCGCTGGAGGCGGCGGCGGTGCTGGCGGCCAAAATGGAATTGGCGGCGGAGGCGGAGCAGGAGGAGCTCTTCTTCTTGAAGACCAATCATTTGATTCTGGATACTCTACACCTATTTCAATAGGCGGAGGAGGATCAGGAGGACCTGGACCTGGTCAAAACGGATCTAATGGTGCTACCTCAACAGGATTTAGTCAAACTGCCACAGGTGGTGGCGGAGGAGGCTATGATAATGGAGCACCTGGAAATCAAAGCGGTGGAGCTGCTGGAAATGGTGGATCAGGCGGAGGCGTAAGAGGTGGTAAACCTGGAATGTCTAATGGATCTGGCACACCTGGACAAGGCTTTCCTGGAAACGTAGGAGGCGGAGGCGCATCAGAAGCAGGAAATACAGATGGTGGCGGACACGGTGGAGATGGAATAGAATTTGATAGCTCTGGAGATTTTTATGCTGGAGGTGGTGCACAAAGAGCAACTTCTGGTGGCGGAGGAGATGGTGGAGGAGCACCTGGAAATGGTGATCAAGGAACTGGACCGTCTGCAACAGCAAACACCGGGGGTGGTGGAGCTGGAGGCTATGCTGGACCTGCTTATGCTGGAGGATCAGGTGGATCTGGAGTTGTTGTCATAAGATATCCAGGATCTCAAGCTGCTAATGGTGGAACTATCACTTCAAGTGGTGGAGTTACTCAACATAAATTTACAAGCCCAGGGACTTTTACGGTAGATTAATGGCACATTTTGCAGAAGTAATTAGTGGTAAAGTTAAAAGAGTTTTATATCTTGATAATGATATAGTTACAGATGAAAACGGTGTTGAACAAGAATCACTTGGTCAAGCTCATTTAAATCAACATAATCCAACCGAAGGGACTTGGATACAAACATCTTATAATCATAACATTAGAAATGTTTATGCTGGTGAAGGTTATGACTATAACTCAACAGAAGATAAGTTTTATCCACCTAAACCATATGAAAGTTGGGTGTGGGGAACAGACTCTGCAAATTTAAAAACTTGGTTACCACCAATACCTTTTCCTACAAATTCTATTCCAGGCGCATCTTTAGGTGACCCTGATCCAATTACAGGTGTTAGAGAATGGAATGATGTTGCATTGCAAAATCCTGAATCTTGGGATGAAACTAGACAAACGTTTGTTTCAACAAACGTAGATTCTAATCAAGTAGTTTATGTCTGGAATAAAGACACTCTTGTTTGGGAAAACGCTTAATCTTGTAATTTAATTTATTTTCGATATAACTATCATCTATAAAGATGATACTTAAAAATACTAATTACTACTATAATAATATAATACCAAATAAGTTGTGTGATCATTTAATTCATTATTTTAATGTTTCAAAAAAAGAAAATGCAACAGTTTTTGGTAATGATGGTCCAGAAAATCAACATAAAAATTTAGAAATCAGGGATTCTAATATTGTATGGATAGATGATCAATGGGTTTACAAAGATATAATTCCATTATTTTCTAGGGTAAATAAAGAGGCTGGTTGGAATTTTAATATAAGTTGGTTTGAAAAAGCACAAATAACTAAATATGGAAAAGGTCAATTTTATAATTGGCATCCTGATCAGCATCCAGAATCATTTAAAAAAGAAAGAGGCAAAAATTTAGAGGGTAAAATTAGAAAAATATCTATGACTATGTTATTAAATGATCCTTCTGAATATGAAGGAGGCGATTTAGAATTTAAATCGTTTGATGATTTTGCTAATCCTCAGCAATATTTTATTGAAAGAAAAAATCTACGTAAAGGTAGTGCTATATTTTTCCCTTCTTTTTTACATCATAGAGTAAAACCAGTGACAAAAGGCAAAAGGTATTCTTTAGTCATATGGAGCTGTGGTCATCCTTATATATGAAATATAAAATTATAGATAATTTTTTAGACAAAGAAGATTTTGATGATATTAAAAACTTACTAATGGGTTTTGATTTTCCTTGGTATTACCAACCCGAAATTACAGACGAGGGAGAAACAGGACCTAATAAATCTTTTTATTTTTTTCATTTGTTTTTTAAAAATCTTGAAGTGAGATCAAACCTATACGTCAATATGTTTCCTTTGTTAAACAAACTAAAAGTAATCTCATTGATTAGAGCAAAGGCTAATTTTTATCCTAATCAAAATAAATTTATAGAACATAAATTTCATGTTGATTTTCCTTATGAACATAAAGGTTGTTTATTTTATATAAATACAAATAATGGTTTCACCATACTAAAAGATGGTACTAAAATAGAATCTGTAGAAAATAGAGCATTGCTTTTTGATCCTAGTATGATACATAAAAGCACAAACTGTACAGACGAAAGGAGTAGAATTAATATAAATATTAATTATTTTTAATAATGAAAACTTTTTCTGGAAAAAAATTCTTAGTTTATAAAAATTTTATAAGCAAAGATATAGCTGATTTAGCTGGTCAATATTTAATTAATAAATCTATAGTTGCTAAAACAATGTTTGATGTAAGATACATATCACCATTTGATCAGTCTCAAGGACACTTTGGAGATAAACAAGCTTTAGGATCATTTTCTATATATGGAGACGTATTGATGGATACACTTTTAGCGTTAAGTTTAGAAAAATTACAAAAAAAGATAAATAAAAAACTATATCCTACATATAGCTACGCAAGAGTTTACAAAAAAGGTGATCAACTTGTTAGACACAAAGATAAAGAACAATGTGAAATTTCAGCAACATTAAATTTAAAAGCAGATAAAGTATGGCCTATTTTTGTTGATCCTACTGGAGGTTTAGGTAATAAAGGTATTAAAATTAATTTAAAGCCAGGCGATGCATTGTTTTATTTTGGTACCGATCATGAGCATTGGAGAGAAACTTTTGATGGAGAATATAGTGCTCAAGTTTTTTTACATTACAATACATCTAAATATAAAGAAAATTTATATGATCAAAGAACACACTTAGGACTACCTGGTGAATTTTCTAAAAAGGTTAAATGATAAAATTATTAGAATATTTTTCTAGATATGATTATCAATACAATACGGCAGGTTTTGCTTATTATTTATATGGTCTTTCAAAAATGATAAGACCTAAGGTCTATATTGATTTAGGCACAGGTTACGGAATTACTTCTTTTATGGTGGCTCAAGCCATGAAAGAAAACAACATTGGTACTGTTTATACTTTTGATAATACTAGTCAATGGGATGAAAATGAAGACTACGAAAAATTTATAAAAGATAAAATAAAAAAATTTGATTTAACTGATCAAATAAAATTTAAAAAAACATCTATTGATTTTTTAAAAATGAAAGAAATTAATAATATTAAAAATATAGATATTATATTTAATGATATAAATTCAGAACCTATTTATTTTTTTTCATTATTTCCCTGGATCATGGAAAGAATTAATGAAACTTGTTATTATTTTATAGATGGAGCTGCTACTTTTTATAAAGCATATAGTGTTTTAGAATTATCCATGAAAGAATTAAATAAAGGTAAGGTTCCTATAAATATGCTACCTTATATTAAAGATATAAACGCTTTTGAAAGTTTAATAAAAAAATATAAATTTACTTTATTACACATAATAAAAAATACTAATCATCATCAAAATAGCGTTTCTTTAATTAAAATAGAAAAAAATAATATAGGATATGATTAAACAAGAAAAATTTAAAAATCGTCAAGACTTTATTCAAGGGTGGTATTTGCCTTATGACATATGTGATTCTTTAATCAAGTTATTTGAAGATAATAAAAAATTACAACACCCTGGATGTATGACATATAAAAAAACATACGGCGTTCATAAGGATTTAAAAGATAGCACAGATATAAAAATATCCCCTGCGCGTTTAGATATACCAGAAATAAACACTTATATTAAATACCTAAAACATTTTGCTGCACAGTATTATAAAATATATCCTGAAGTAAATTTTGCTAAATTATATTTAAGAGAAGAATTGCATTTACAAAGATATAAACCTAATCAAGGATTTAAAGCTTATCATTGGGAAAGAGGTGGTGGAGAACAAGGCATTACAAGAGAATTGGTGTGGATGACTTATTTAAATAATGTAAAAAATGGTGGCACAGAATTTAAATATCAAAAGTTAAAAACAAAAGCAAAAAAAGGTCTTACTATAATATGGCCTGCAGCTTACACACATACACACAGAGGCATTGTTTCTAAAACAGAAACAAAATATATAATTACAGGATGGTTAAATGCAAGCAATAATAGTTGATAATTTTTTTGATAACTTTCATAATATAGAAAATTATTTTAAAAAAATACCTTTATATAGTTTAAAGGATTATAATAAAAAGTTTAATTTAAAAAATACTTGGCCAGGATATAGGAGTCAAGATCTTTCAAAATATAATCCTTTTTTTTATAATTTAATAATTAAAGAAATATTCCAAAAGTTTTCAATTTTATATTTTAATCAATGTAAAATTAGAATGCATGCACATGTACACTTGAGAACAGGAATATCCGATGCTGATTGGATACATAGAGATTCTAGTGTTTGTGAAAAAACTTTATTAGTTTATTTATCAGATACCAATTTAAAATCTGGAACATGTTTTTACGAAAACACAGGAAGTAATCCTTCGACTACTGTAAATTTTGTCCAAAACAGAGCATTATTATTTGATGCTGATATTAGACATAAATCTTTATTAGACTATGGTAAAGACATAGATGATGGAAGATTAACTTTAAATTGTTTTATTACAAAAGATTATAATGGAAACTAATATATTAACAATATTTCCTACTCCAATTTATACAACATATTTGGATTGTTTAGATAAAAAATTATTAAAAGAGATAGATAAATACAAAAAAGATCCTTTAGTAAATCAAGGTAATATTAGTTCTAAAGATATTGAAATATTAAACAAGAAACCTTTTAAAAATTTAAAAGATAGTTTTATGAAACATATAGATGAATATGTTCGAAACATTATTAATCCAAAAGATAAAATTAATTTTTATATAACAGGGTCTTGGTTAAATTGGACAGATAAAAATCAATATCATCATTTACATGCACATCCCAATTCTATTATATCGGGTGTTTACTACATTAATGCTGATATTAACAAAGATAGATTGATTTTTGAAAAAAATAAATATAACCCAATAGAAATAAATCCAAAAGAATATAATTTATTTAATTCTCAAGTTTGGTGGATACCTGTGGAAACAAATAAACTTGTATTATTTCCTTCTAGTTTATTTCATAGAGTTGCAACTATTAAAGATGATTACACTAGAATTAGTTTAGCTTTTAATGTTTTTATAAAAGGTAAAGTTGGTCAAAAAGAAAGACTTACGTATTTAAACATATGATATTATTTGGTGAACCTGTAGAAATGTATAATCTTAATGTAGATAATAAAAAAATACTTAATGACTTTAAAAAATTTAAGTATAGAAAAATACCAGAATCTATAGCTGATTTTTATGGATCCATTTCTTTTAATATTTTGGATAAATTACCTAGTTTAAAAAAACAAATAAATTTAAAAGTAAAAGACTTCATTGAAAATGTTTTAGAGTATGAAACAGATTTTAAAATTACATCCTCGTGGACAACAAAAACTTTATCAAACGGTAAAGGACATAAACATCATCATGCTCATAGTTTTGTAAGTGGTGTCTACTATCCTTTTGGTAATGATGAATTTAAAATTAAATTCCATAGAAAACATTTTAATAAATTTTGGCAATTTAAAATTAAAAATTATAATACAATTAATTCAAGAAACTGGTGGTTACCAATAAAAGATAACACTTTACTATTATTTCAAAGTGATTTAGAACATGAAATAAATATAAACAACTCTAACATAGAAAGGTATTCATTAGCTTTTAACGTTTTACCAAAAGGTGAAATAGGTTTTAATGATTCAAAAATAAAATTATGAAAGAATTTAATTTAAAATTAAAATATTATATATACGACGTTCCTAATCATAAAGAGCATAAAGAAAATATACTTTCTTTAATAGAAAAAATACCTTCAGAAGGATATTATACAGACAACTGTAATTTAGATTTTACAGATTGGAATTTACCAAGAGAAGTAAGAAGAGAATACCTTGGTTATTTTTATCATAAAATAGCAAAAGATTACACTCAGTGGTTCTGTAAAAAATATAATTTAACAAAATACTCAATTCACAACGGCTGGTATCAACAATATCTTGAAGGTCATTTTCATAATTATCATTCACACCCTAATTGTAATTTTACAAATATATATTTTGTAGAAACTCCTGAAAAGGAAATGATTACAGACATATTAGATGTAGATGGTAAAAAAATTAATTTAAAGTGCAAAGAAGGTCAAATAATAAGTTTTCCAGCTTTCTTACTTCACAGATCAAAACCTAATAATACAAAGTCTAGAAAAACAATAATATCTTTTAATTCATCTTTTGTTAAAGATTAATGGATTTTAAAAATTATTTAGAAGACATAGAGTATCCAACTAAAAATGATAAGTGGGATATTTCAGGTATAATTAAAAATAGAACTAATCAAAGATTAACTTTTGACACAAAACCTTTAATTAAAACAAAGCAAGGAGAGCTAGGTAAATTTGCTTCATTAGATACTAAAGCAGATAAAATGGTCTTTGAAGAAAAAGATAATTTTATAATTGTAGATGTAGAAGAATTAATAAGTTATTGTAAGAATAATAAGGTTAAAAAAGTGTATTTACAGGATTTGATATCCAAGCTAGATTGGAATATAATACTACCAAAATAATAAAAAGCATATATAGTGAGGAACTATGCTACAAAAAATTCAATTTAAGCCAGGTTTTAACAAACAAGCTACAGAAACCGGAGCCGAAGGGCAATGGGTAGATGGGGATAATGTACGTTTTAGATACGGTCAGCCTGAGAAAATAGGAGGTTGGCAACAATTAGTTGACGGACAACTAGCAGGTCCAGTTAGAGATCAACACACTTGGACAGATTTAGATGGTAAAAAATATGCAGCACTTGGTACATCTAAGGTATTAGTTATTTACTATGAAGGTGCTTTTTATGATATTACACCTATTAATGCAGATCAAGCAGGAGCTACATTTGATTCAACAACAGGTTCAGCAACAGTTACTGTTAACTTAACATCTCATGGTTTATTAGTTGGAGATTATTTTAAATTTAAATCTGTATCATTACCTGGTGGTGGTGAAACAGGATACACAACAAATGATTTTGAAACAAATGTATTTGAAGTTATTGCAACACCTACAGGAAATACTTTTACAATTACTATGCCATCAAATGAAACTGGCACAGGTATGTCGGCTCAAGGATCAGCAACATTAAATTCATACATTACTATTGGTCCAGTCTTTCAAACACCAGCTTATGGTTGGGGTACAGATAGTTGGTCATCAGGTGAATGGGGAGAAGAATCTTCTATAACAAACGTTACACTCGACCCAGGTTCCTGGAGCCTTGATAATTACGGCCAGCTGCTAGTTGCAACAATTAAGAATGGTGGAACATTTACATGGAATCCAGGAGCAGCTGGAGCTTTAGATACTAGAGCAACTATTGTATCAGGAGCTCCTACAACTTCATTAATGAGTTTAGTATCTGATAGAGATAGACATCTATTTTTAATGGGAACCGAAGAAACTGTAGGTTCATCTTCAACTCAAAACAAAATGTTTATTAGATTTTCAAATCAAGAAGATATTAACACATGGAACCCAACTGCAACTAATACTGCTGGTACATTTTTATTGGACCAAGGAAATGAAATTATTGGAGCAGTGCAAGGTAAAGATTATGTATTGGTACTAACAGATCAAGCAGCTTATGCTATTCAATTTGTTGGTCCACCTTTTACATTTAGTATTAGACAAGTAGGTTCTAACTGTGGATGTCTAGGTCAACACGCAATGGTCTATGCACAAGGTGCAGTCTTTTGGA